AAACACAACAAAGAACTTAATGCTTTACGTATAGAATTAGAATTATTGAAGCTATGTGGTCGTTACAAAAACCTTGAATTAGGTGAACAATTTGCCACAGTACGTGAGAAGTGCAAAGACATACAGCCTAAGTTTCCTGAGTTAGAAGAACTTGACAATCCTAAATAACTCCTATATAATCAAATTGCCCCCTCTTACAGGAGAACAAACATGAATGCAAATACATTTAAAGAAAAAATAGATAAGGTTCTTACCGAAGCTATAGAAGTAAACCAAGAACAAATAGTTGGCGGAGCTGCAGAAAACTTTGCTACCTACAGATACTTAGTTGGTGTTGGACAAACATTAGCTGATATGAAAGACCGCTTCCATCAAGAGTATGTGAAGATGATTAAACAAGAAACAGGAGAGTAACATGACAAAAAAGAAAAACGATTTACCAGTTCCAGCAGGCTTTAGGATATTACTTAAGCCTAGAGAACTGCAGGAGAAGACAGCAGGGGGCATTATATTAGTTGACGAAACTAAACATCACCAAAAACTAGCTACTAACATATCACAAGTTGTAGCCATGGGTCCTGATTGTTATGAGGATAAGTCTCAAAAATGGTGCAGTGTAGGAGACTGGGTGCTTACTGGCAAGTATGTTGGTAGTAAACTTAGATACGATGGAGAAGATTATACAATCATTAATGATGATGAAGTAATTGGACTTGTCGGAGATCCTGACAAAATTTCATTAAAATAAAATTAACCCTTGCATTATTAGGTAATATGTTGTAAAATTACAGCATACTAATAAATAGTAGATAGCGTTAAACGTGGGTCGCACCCAAGGAAGGTCTGATATGATAGACGAAAGAATAGAAGATACAGTTGAAGAAGCCGATGAGGTTATAATAGACTTATCTGAAAATGAAGGAGATACTCCTGAAGAGCCGATTAATACAGAGGCTCCAGTCACAGGGATCGAATCTGTAGTTGACGAAGACATAGAAGTAGAAGAAGAGCAATCTGATGAAGCTACTGACACTGACTCGGAAACTGAAGAAGAAGATACTGATGATTCTAAAAAAGTATTTGGCAAGCGCGCTGAAAAACGGATAAAGCGTCTTGTTGCACAGAAGAAGGAACTTGAAGAAAAGTTAAAAACTGCAGAGCAAGATAAAGCTTCATGGCATTCTCAAGCACAAAAATTCGAATCTAAAAATAAAGATAATGAGTTAAGTGCAATTACCAATTATATTGATAAACTCGAGAGTCAAGAAAAACAAGCCCTATCAGCTTTGAAGATTGCTAAAGAAAATGGCAACATCGATGAAGAGATTACCGCACAAGATAGCCTCGCAAGCGTAAAAGCTGAGACTCTTGTAGCTCAACAATACCGAGCTAGAGCACAATCTCAAGTCGAAAAACCCAACGAACAATCTTCACCTAATCCTGTTACTGAAACTCCAAGAAGATCAAACCCATATGAGCCAGCTCCTGACCGCAAGGCAGTTGAATGGCAAAAAAGAAATAGATGGTTTGGTGGTACGGATACTTCAGACAGAATTATGTCTCAGGCAGCATTAGTTATCCATAAAGAATTAGTTGATGATGGCATAGTGCCTGATCAAGATTCTGATGAATACTATAATGAACTTGATGCTAGAATACGCTCAGAATTTCCTGAGAAATTTAAGCAGAAGAATGTTAAGAAGGTTCCAACAGTCGTAGGGGGATCACGTGCAACCCCAGGTAGTTCTAAGATTAAGTTATCAAAGACGGAAGTTGAGATGGCCACTAGACTTGGAGTCGACCTAAAAGAATATGCACGCCAAAAACAACGCCAGTTAAAGGCGGGAGGATAATATGACAAAAGCAACTCAAAGCAGTCGAAAAAAGAATACACGTGCTTCGACATCTCGTAAGAAAGTTTGGACAGCACCCAGTAAACTTACGGTGGAAGAACCACCTGAAGGGGTACATTATCGTTGGGTTAGACATGAATTGTTTAACAACTCTGATGATGCGAATGTAAACGGAAGAGTCCGACAAGGCTATGAACCTGTAACACCAGATGAGTTAGGCGAAGATGCCTATCCAGATGTTCTAGATACAGGAAAACACGCAGGCACAGTTCGTTCAGGAGATTTAATTCTCATGAAAGTTCCGCAAGAAATTGCAGATCAAAGAACTGATCACTATAATACTCAAGCTGAGTTAATGGGGAAAGCCTATGCACAAGATCTTAAGAATGCAGGTCAAGGTGATATGCGTGGCATGGACGAATCGAAGACTTCAGTTACAGGCGGAAGTTCAAAAGAAACAAAGTTCGAAGACTAAATAATTAGACATATCTAGTTATATAGTTTTCTTTTAATAATAATAATTAATTTTCTAAAGGAGGAAATTATATGGCTGGATACGGTCTATCACCAATAAGACATGCTGCTGGCGGTACTGTGCGATTGAATAACTATACGGATGCGAATGGTTATCGAATTGCTGCTACTGCACCATCGGCATTTTTCGAAGGCGACCTTGTTACTTATAGCTCAGGCTTACTAGTAACAGATATTGGCGCAGCATCTCCGGGTTCTGTTGTCGGTGTTTTCTGGGGAGCAGAATACCAAGATAATGCCACAGGCGATGTAAAGTTTGTTCGCTCAATTGCGAACGGAACTGTTGCTAAAGCACAATACAAAGCATATGTTTACGATGATCCATTTACAATCTTTAAGATTCAATCAGATCAAGCAGGCACAGGCTTAACTGCAGCGAATTCAACTGGAAAGCTAGTACAAGTAGTAGCTTCACCAAGTGGTTCGGCAATAACTCATAAATCAGGATTAGTGGCTGATGCTTCTACAGTAGCAACTACTAACACTTTCCCATTATCAGTATATGGTAGTGCAGAGGCTGACGGAGTTTACACTGCAACAGGAACTACTATGGATATAGTAGTTAAAATTAACTCACACCAACACCTAAATGGCGCTACTGGCGTTACAGGTATATAATATCTAGGAGGATATAAAATATGGCAATTACTAGAGGTCAAATACTCAAAGAATTAGTACCTGGTTTGAACGCAATTTTCGGAACAGAATACTCACGTTACGAAAACGAACACGCAGTACTATTCGATGAAGAATCATCAAATAGAGCTTTCGAAGAGGAAGTATTATTCCCAGGTTTTGAGGCAGCTCAGACCAAATTCGAAGGACAAGCTGTTGCTTATGGCAACACTGGTGAAGGGTATGTTTCTCGTTACACAAATGAAACTGTCGCTATGGCATTCTCAATTACTGAGGAAGCAATGGAAGACAATTTGTATGACAAGTTATCTACTCGATTAACAAAAGCATTAGCACGTTCAATGGCTTCTGCTAAACAAACTAAAGCGGCAAACGTCTATAATAGAGCTTTCAACAGTTCTTTCACAGGCGGCGATGGACAAGAGTTAGTATCTAACGCTCACCCATTAGCAGACGGATCAACAGGTTCTAACAGACCTACAACTTATGCTGACCTTTCAGAGGCATCTCTTGAAACAGCATTAATTGATATCGCAGGATATACTGACGATAAAGGTATCCCGATTGCAGCTCAAGGTCGTACACTACACATACCAAGACAATTGGTATTCGTAGCGGAAAGACTGCTGGCATCTCCGTACAAACCAGGATCATCAGACAATGATGTGAATGCGATTAAGTCTACAGGAATGCTACCAGGTGGCTACCATTTGAATCACAGATTTAGTGATCCAGATGCTTTCTTTATTAGAACTGATGTTCCTAACGGAATGAAAATGTTCAATAGAGCACCTATCGCAACTTCTATGGAAGGCGACTTTGAAACTGGAAACGTAAGATACAAATCTCGAGAAAGATACAGCTTCGGCTTTTCTGACTGGAGAGGTGTATACGGAAACGAAGGCGTATAACACACTAAGTAAAGGGGGCAGAAATGTCCCCTCTACTACTTGGATCAAATAAATTTTACTGACTGACCAAGCAGACGATATAAAGACAGTAAGAATATAACAGGGTTTATAAACCCAAAGGAATAAAACAATATGGCTAAATCAACTTTTAGCGGTCCGATCAGATCACAAGATGGCTTTCAAGCAATTACAACATCTTCTGTAGGTACGGACACAACTAACTCAACTTACGGAACTAACGCAACTATAGGCGGAACGCTTACAGTAGCAGATTCAATAAACGGTAAACGAAAAATAGACACCACTTTCAATGCAGCAGGCGCAGCCTCTGCAACTTTAACAGCAGCTCAGTCAG